ATAGGCGTTCTTGATGAGGGAGACCCTAATTGTGAAACTTGTTATGGAGAGGGAAAAGTAAGAAGTGAAGTAAGCGGTCAGATGAGAGAGCTGGAATGCCCCGATTGTTTTAATAAGCGTTGATTTGAAAAAATGCAGGAAAGCGACTACAATCGGACTACAATTTAATACCGACACTAACTAGGGAAAGGAAAGATAAATGGCAACACTTCAAGAGAAGCTAGATGAAGCTTCAGAAGCTTGCGAAGTTATCTTGGCAGAATTGCTGGACGAAATAGAGAAAGACTAAATCGTTCGAGAGAAGCCCCCGCCCCTGCGGGGGTTTTTCTTTTTCTATGTATGTAGGGGGAAAAAGTTTTTGCACCGAAGTTGTAATGCTAGAATAAGAGTCCAGGTAGTAGCGAGGACTTCCCTTCCTATCGCTCCCTGATGAGATAGGCTTCCCTGCCTATCGCACCTCACCCCTGCCTCCCTAGCGGGGGTGAAGTGTCCCTATTGAAAATGTCAGATAGGTAATGTAGAATAAAGACAGTAGCTCGGAAGGGAGAAAGTTATGAGTTATGAAGGAAGTATGAAAGGTTCGGGTATCTACTCCGAAGATGTAACACTTGAGGTTGAGTGTGATGAGTGCGGTAAGTCTTGGGAAGAAGATTTTATGACCGACGACTGGGGAAATGTATCCTCAGAAGTAAAGTGCGAGTGCGGTAATGCTTGGACTTTTGAAAAGGAACAAGAGGAAATGGGCGACCCTAATGCGCCTGATACCTTAGAAGAGTTATGGGGCGAATAGACCCGAAGCCCTCCACCGAAAGGTGGGGGGTTTTTCTATATAAGAAGGGGAAAAATCAGGAAGGTTGAGTGCGGTTATTCTTTAGAGTATGGAAATAGTTCAGAAGGTATATCACTCAAATGGATCTAGTGCGCCGTTTATTGTTGCCATAGTTGATGACCCTGATGCCGGGGATACAAAACTTGTAATTATGTTTGAAGATAATGAATACACCGCCGTTTTATCGTTAGACAGACTTATTGAAAATGAGGATATAGGAGACAGAAACTCTCATAGTGCCGATAAGTATGAGTATGCCTTGCGTGATGAACTTTGGAATGATTTTAACTACTAATTAAGGATTGAGCAATGACCACAATAGCATCAGTGCAGGGTGATGGCTGGGCGGTTATTGGTTATGACTCCAGAGTTTCAGAGGAAGAAGGTAGAACTTATATTCTGCCGAAAGACAATGGAAAAGTTTTTAAGAATGGTAACTACATAATTGGAGTAGCTGGTGATGTGCGGGCTATTAATTTATTGGCTCATGTTTTTAAGCCACCAGTTTGCACCATAAACACTTTAGGGGTAAAACTAAATAAGTTTATGACTGCCGTATTTATCCCAGAACTTAAGAAGTGTTTTGAGGAAGCCTCTTACTCAAAAGATGGCGACCACGAAAGTCAGATTATTGTTTTAGTTAATGGAACTATCTATGAGATAGGTGAGGACTACTCTTGGTGCCACGATACCGTTGGGGCATACTCTATTGGTTCAGGTTCAGCCTATGCTCTAGGCGTTCTTAATGCCTTATCAGAGGGAAAGAAAAGAACTCTCACTAACGCAAGGTCAGCTATCAAAACTGCGCTCGCCGTGTCTGCAAAGTTTGATAACAAAACTGCCGAACCTTTTTATCTTTTAACGCAATACCGAGATTAGTTTTTCCCCCCTTATACATAGACAAAAAAATAACCCCCGATTTCTCGGGGGCTACTTTCTTTAGCACTTTTCGCAAAGTATGTTGCGGTAATAATCTATTTGCCTAATTTGGAATTGCTCTCCGCACCGATAGCAATTTATCCAAATCATTACTTCACTTGCTTTTACTCTTGCCACTTGAGTTCCCTTTCTCTTGGCTTGTATCTTAATTTTATCTTATGTGCCGTCAAAAGTGTGGGAACTTATAAGTTGGCGTGTTATTTATTTATTTTTTATTTTCCCCTTTATATGTAGAAAAAGTCAGGAAAGTCGTGTAGAATAAAGCCATACACACTCGCTAAGGGAAGCGAAGGTGAATAGGGATAAAGGGGTAATTAAATTGCCAAAGGAAAAAACAAAAGTATGTATTGGGTGTTTCTATCCTCTACCGCTTTCACAGTTTAATAAATACAACTGGGGCGTTGATGGAGTAAGAGCAAGATGTAAGAAGTGTTTCGCAATTCACCGCAAAGGTGGCCCGGCTCGCACCGCAAAGCGCAAGGAACTATTAGCAAAAGGATTACGCCCTTGCTCTGGTTGTAAAAGAAGCAAGCCTCTATCCTCTTTCCAAGAAAAAACATACGCAAATGGAAATGAAGGCTGGGAAGGTCAATGTAAGAGTTGCGTATCTAAGTCCTCAAAAGTTAAGAACGCGAACAGAAACAAAGATACAAGAGGTTTCGTGTTTGAGTATCTAAAGAAGCACCCTTGCGTGGATTGCGGTGAAACCAATGTATTAGCCCTAGAGTTTGACCATATTCACAGCAAGAAGTTTGATATTGGAAACGCACTAAATAGCAATAAAGGTATGAAATTAGTTAAGGCAGAAATTAAAAAGTGTGTTGTGCGTTGCTCTAGTTGCCACCGCATAAAGACTCACATAGAAAGAGATACTTGGAGATTTAATCTATCTTTACAAGACAAGGCTACAAGCCGTAAAATTAAGAACACAAAGCAATACAAAACTTTAATGAAGGCGGGGTGATTAAATGGGATATGTAGAAATCTTTCGCTTAGATGAGGAAGGTGCTGGCTGGGTAAATCTAGAGGAAGCCACACCTGCCGAACTCTCAAATCTAGAAAAAGGTTTAGCAGAGGAAGGCGCACTTTAAGAAAGGAAAGGGGGCGCTCGCAAGGGCGCTCTCTTTTCTCCCTATATAAGTAGGGGGAAAATAAAAAGAGAGAAAGGAAAATAAAGCTATGAAGTTTCTACCTGATAGTGCGGTGCTTGGGACACTAGGACACATTAAGAACGCCACAAGAAAGAAAAGAGGTAGTGCGGTTGGGTTGAGTATGGTTAGAGATAGACACGCTTATTACTACCCACGCAGAACCACGCAGGAATTATTAGCCTTAGCAGGACACGCCCGAAAAGCAAATAAAGCAGGAAAGTAGAAAAAAGCAGGGAAGTAGTGTAAAGTTCTACTAGTGGCTAAGGGAGCCACAGAAAGCAGGGACAAAGTGAAAACAGAAGCAAAGTTTATTAGGCGCAGAATTGCGGTTGCTCTTATTGCGCTCGCTCTTATTGCTTGGGCGTTTGACGCAACAACACCTGAACAATGCAAAGTTCCAGTTGAGCAGATGAATAGTTTTTGTAAGGACTTGCTCTACCCGTAAGGGTAGGGCAGGTCTCTATATATAAAGGGGGAAAAATGCCTAGACTTAGAAAACCAGAACCAATTATGTTAAATGATGATGAACTCTATGCGGTTATGCGAGCCACATTTCAACACCCTAAAGTTCGTAAATGGAAGCCGACAGGTTATGAACTAGAGTTATTAAAAGACGCTTACGAAAAAATCGCTACAGAGTATTACGCTCGTGCAGAAGAAGAGCAGCGCATTGACAATGAACTACAACTAATAAGAGCCGAATACGAGGGATAAAAGATGATGTTTGATATTGGCTTTGGGCTACCGACTTACTTGGCTCATATAACTATTGGAGTTGGTCGCTACACCCTTTGGCTAAACATTGTGGCTACTAACTGGAAAACAATTCATTTTGGAAAAAGGTGGGGCGACTGGGTTGGTTGTTTCTCCGTCTTTACTTTTGCCTATACAAGGAAGGAGGGGTAGATATGGTTTTAGATAATGGAACAATGCTTGCAATAATTATTGCGCTCGCAGGTTCGTGTTTTGTTATGGTTGTTGGTATCAGAGCGCAGGGACAGTTGCACCGAGTCATCAACCAAAAGAATGAAAAAATCAGATTTCTTGAAGCGGAAATCTCTAGACAGAAAAGGAAAGAACTAACAAATGAAAGTCGCTAGTATTCAAGAAGAAGCAGTAAAGCTTTATGAAGGTGGGCTGGCTATTGAAGCAGTCGCTAAGGAGTTGGGGGTTGCCTACCGAACTGCAAGAAAGGCTATCTACTCTAAAGGGGTAGTGGCTAGAGACCCTTCTGCAAGGCTACTAGGTAGAACAAGTCCTACTGGAAAGAAGGCACAGGCAAAGACAACAACTACTAAGAAGAGGGGAAAAAAGTAAATGGACTTTAACCGAATTGTTTGGACTGCCGTTCTTTCTATGGCGCTCGCAGTAGGTTCAATTATTGCTGGACTACAGAACAGTTCAGGGGGAGACAGTCTTGCCTTGTCTCTCGGACTGAGTTCTATCGCTCTTGCAACCCTTTCAGCAAGGGAAAGACGCTAGGCGCTCGCAAGTCTCTAAAGTGTGGGGAAGGGCTGAAAACAGTCCTTCCTGCACTTTTTTTGGGGCATTTAAGGATTTTTATGGATTTAGCACGCTCAGCAGGGCTTTTAAGCGTAAAAAGTATTTTTGAGACACGCATACTGCGGATTTGACTAGGGGACTTCCCTGCACTTATGCTAGAGTTTATGCAGTACCAAAGAACGACACAAGGAGATCTACGAATTAGACACTTGAAGTAAGGCTATCCCCTAAGAGGCGATGGTCGGGTTGGCTCAGAGAGCAACCCTGTCCCCGTAACCTAACAAAGGAAAAACCAAATGAACCCAACTCTAAAGACCCCTGAAAAGGTATTGGCGCTGGTATCGCTCTTTATAGTTCTATCATCAGGAGCAGTAGCAGTAGCAGTAGAGAACAAAGTCCAAGAGGTTGTCGCAACAGAGCAAGTGGCAACAGAAAGAGGCTAACTGGCGACAACTCTTACGGCATATTCCAAATCAACATGATTAACTCTCTAGGCGAAGACCGTAGAGAGAAGTTCGACTTAGACCATAATGCGGACTTGTTCAACCCAGTCAAGAACGCTCAAATTGCCATGCATATGAGCAATGGTGGAAGCGACTGGACTTCATGGCACATAGGTAAAGACGCTTATACTAGTACCAGTGGAAAACACTTCGCTAAGTTCAAGCAGTGGCTTAGCAAGTTCCCTACAGAAAAGAAGTGAGACTATGAGCGAGCAAGAAAACCTTATGCCGTTGCTTGGTTCTCTAGTGCCTTCAACTAGTGAGCAAGCGCTCGCCGTTGAGACAGAGCCAGTAGCGATTAAAGAAGAACCAAAGAAGGACAAGAAAGCCCCAACTTTTCAAGCCAACCCTGAAAAGTATGTTTATCTTTCAGCTTTGAAAGTAAATGCTTATGAAGGTAATTCTGAGTCAGTCAAGACAGTTCAACTGCGGTTGAATGATTTAGGCTTTAGTTCAGTAATGAATGACAAGTTTGGTCGTCTTGGTGAAGGAGCAGTTGAAGCGATCAACGCATTTAGAAAGTCCAAGGGACTTAGTGAGTGCGGTTGCTTTGATGAAGAAGTTTTGGCTTATCTCTTTGATGGTCAAAGTGTTGGAGTTCTTCCATAAATTAAGACAACAAAAAACCCCCTTCCTTTTGGTAGGGGGTTCTTTGTTTTAGGGGTTTTATACTTGTGCAAAGATTTTCAATAAGCGGTCTGCATAATCTTTATCAAGACCTAATTGCTCACCTTCATCATCATAACCCCCTGCAATAACTACATCACCGAGAATTACATCAGGAAAGTTTGGGAAGTTAGCCAACCAAATTTCAGTGGCTCTTGAATTTACTGGAAGACCCTGCAACTTTCCTTCTTCATTCATAATAAGTGTGTAACCACTTGCAAGAGTCTTTGGCTCAATAAGACCACCTACCGCCATTTGAAGTGTTAGTAGTTCGTTACTATCTGCCGTTAGGTCAATGATAGAAGCGTTTCCTTCTGCGGTTAGTTTAATTGCTAGTTTCATTTGTTTTCTCCCTAGTGTGGTACTTGGTTTCCCACTACCGAAAGAATAGATTACTTTCCTGCACTTTGCAAGATTAAAGGGAAGCTTTTGTGCGGTGTGTCTTAGAAAAAGAAAAAGCCCCCCTTGGATAGGGGGGCTAATTCTTGCGGTTACTTGGTTAGGAGTAAGTCCAAGATTTCGCTATCTGAAAGGTTGCGGTAAGGGTTCTCATAAGAGTTTGGATTCTCTTCAGTTACCTTAACCTTTAGTACGGTTGCATTCATTCCCTTTGCATTCTTTGCGGTTTCAGTAATTAAATCGCAAGCATTTGTTGCGGTATCAACATGGAAAGAATAATCTCTTTCTGTAGTGATTGTTCCGTTTGAAGTTTCTTCTGTGTACTTAACTGTAATTTGAACTCCGTATGACATTTGTTTTCTCCCTTTTTGTTATTGAAGCCCCTTGCTTCAATAAGTAAAAGATATTCTACTTTCCTGCACTTTACAAGTTTATAAGTAGTCATTTCGTGTACATGACTAGTCATACTTTTTTAGGCTAATAGTCAGTAGGTTACTAGTCAGTAGGTTACTAGTCAGTAGGTTAGAGGGTAGTAGTTACTAGTCAGTAAGTTACTAGTCAGTAAGTTACTAGTGAGTAGTAGTTAGTAGTAAGACCTATGAATAATAAAAAGCACATATATATTAAAAGAAAAACTAGAATAAAAATAACAATAAATAGCCCATAAATCTCCACAAAAAATAAAAAATAAAAATAGAGGGGCATGCTTGCTACAAAATTTATTTTTAAAAGTTAAAAAAGTGTCTTTCAAAAAGGGGGAAAAAATAAAAGATTTTTTTAGAAAAAAAGCCCGGAACGATTTTGAAAAACCCGGAAATATACTTCTGCCTTCTCCGGGGCCAAAAGCAAAATATGGAAAGGTTCATATATTTTAAGCTGTCGTACAAGATTGGATCCCCTTTCTTCTCGTACACCCTTCTAAAAACTCTGTACAATAAGATCATGCTGAACCCGCCTAAACTTCCGATAGAGGAGGTCATCTACATCTCGACGCTTACACGCTCAGAGATGGAGTCACGCCTACGCTCACTGTGGAAGGCAGGTTGGTCACTGGGGGTTATTGGCAATTCCCTCAACCCAGTTGTCCCTAAGACTACGATCCACTTCTGGGTCCGTAGAGCAGAAGATGCTAAGCAGTTAAAAGCAGTTCCACTGCCACCTCCAAAATCTTTAACCACCTCCGTACCCACCAAGCATGCTCCTCGTCTCAAGTCCATATCTCCGGGCGTACCTCCAGAGATCAGAACCAGACTTCGTGAGCTTTCGGTCCTCTCAAAACGCTATAGAGCTAAGACACCTCCAACTAGCCCTCTAGCTCAGGCAAACAACGAGCTCACTCAGATTGCAAGGCAGCTCAGAAGCCGTGGAGTGCCTACAGCAGCCATAGCTGAGGCCGCTGGGGTCACATACCGTGCTATGGCAAGGCGTCTTAGTCAATGAGCCGCCTCTATAAAACAAAAAGCGGCACATACAAGGACACCGAACTGGTTGTGGTTGTTTGGAAGAACCCTAAAAAATCTAAAAGACCTCAATCACGATCCCTTGAGACTATGTCTGCACCTAACTCGAGTTATCCGATGGCTTTCCCGTTAGCCGCTCTTAAGAGTCACTATGCGTGGAAAGAGGCAAAGCATGTAAAAAGCTCTGAAGACTTTGATACGAGCATCGAGACTAGCTCTAGAGAAGCTCCAGTGATACTTGATTTACATTTAGCAGGTTACACGCTAGGCTGGAACGACTTTTATGTTCCTGAAGAATACACAGAGTTTGGATAAGCCTTTTGAGAGCAGTATCTGATGTCTTCCCAGCGTTAGTTTGGATTGCCCCACCCGGTTCCGTTGGTCTTGATGAGCTTTCTATACCTGGACCATCGCCTCAAGGCACTCGCAAGGTAGATAGAGTCAGAGTTGTACTTCTTGGTGACAGTATTCTGATAGCGCAGGACTCTCCACAAGGGCCTACACTTGTCTTCAGAGAGAAGTACACCCATAGACACGTCGATGGGAAGCTTCAAGCAGTTTTAACAGAGTCCGAAAAGGTTGTGGCTTTTATTAAGGACGCTTCTTGCGGTTGTGGGTCGCGTCTTAGAGGTTGGAATCCATATGGACAGAACAATTCCGTCTACTCGAATCAGGACCCAACAGAATGAAAGATATAACTCTTCTGCAGTTTGTTCTTCTAGGGCTAGCTACATACCGTGTAACTCGCCTAGTAACTCGTGACATGGTTACAGCCCCTTTGCGTAACGCCTTTTGGAAAAAGTTTCCACCAGAGTCTTCCTACATTGGCTATTTATCCACTTGTGAGTGGTGTTTTAGCTTTTGGATAGGATCAGGGTTTGTAATTTCGGCTATCATTATTCCATCAGTAACCTACATAGTTGCTACCGTTTATGCGGTATCTGCTATAGCAGGACTGTTGACTGCATATGAAGATAAGTAAGACTTCATATTCCGCAACTAGGATGACAAGGAGTTACCGTGGGTCTATTCACTAACGACACACCTAATCAACCAACTCCTCCACCATCTAAGCCAAAGCGTAAGAGAACTAAGTCAACATTTTCTCGTTCCACACAAGTAATTCAGGCTCCAAAGCCTTCAACAATTTCTTCCGTGTTTACTAACACAGCACAATCTGCAAGCTACTCAACTCCTAGAACTCTTACAGCTGCAGCGGCTCAAATTAAAGTTAATGACAAGGGTGAATTTGAGCAATTTAGAATTCGTCGCTCTGCTGGATCAAGCGCATGGCAAGCAGAAGCTTGGGAATATTATGATGCAATTGGTGAAATCAAATATGCATTTAATTTAGTTGCATCAGTTGTTTCACGAATCAGAATTTATGCAGCAGTAATTGATGATCCATCAGAGACTCCAATTTCTGTTCGTCAATCAGAGTTAATTGATGATCGTCTTGGTGCAGCAGCAGAGCGTGCACTTGCACGATTGAACTCTGCATACGGTGGACAAGCTGGACTTCTCAGAGATGCTGCACTTAACCTTGCAGTAGCTGGAGAATGTTATTTAGTTCAGATGCCAGCTAAACCATCTCAGAGATTGCCTGAGTCTTGGGACATTCGTTCTGTTGATGAAGTAACAACCGATCCTCGTGGCGGTTTTAATGTTATTGGAAGACGTGAACAATCAACCACTACACAAGGTGGAAACGGTCAAGCATCTAAGCTAGGCAAGGATGCATTTGTTGGACGCATCTGGCGTTCACATCCACGTTTTTCTGACGAAGCAGATTCATCACTTCGTGGTTTGCTAGATCTCTGCGCTGAACTACTTCTCCTCAACAGAACATTCCGTGCAACTGCACGCTCTCTACTTGCCAGACGGACTTTCTGTTGCTTCACAAGGCGATGGAGATTTCCCTTACGACTCAGAAGATGGCATTGGTCCAAACTTTACTGCTGAAGAAGCAGAAGATGAGTTCGAAGAGCAACTAATGGATGCGATGACAACTCCGATTCGTGACGAAGAGTCCGCATCAGCAGTTGTCCCACTTATTATTCGTGGTCCTGCAGAACTTGGCGACAAGATTAAGCAGTTTAAGTTCGAGCGTTCATTTGACCCAGCACTTGCTGAGCGTTCAGATCGTGTTCTAGAGCGCATCCTTCAGGGACTTGATGTTCCAAAGGATGTTGTAACAGGTCTTGCAAATGTTAAGTACTCAAATGCAATGCAGATTGATGAATCACTTTACAAGGCGCACATCGAGCCACTTATGTTGCTCATTGCAGATGCTCTAACAGTTGTTTATCTTCGCCCATACCTCATCGCAAATGGTTTTGAAGAGACACAAGTAAATCGCATCGTCGTTTGGTATGACCCATCAGCAATTGCAACTCGTAATGACCGTGCAACAGATGCTGACGCAGGATTTGACCGTATGGCAGTCTCTGCAAACACATGGCGTCGTGCTCACGGCTTCTCAGATGCAGATGCACCAACTCCAAAGGAACTTTCAATCAGACTCCTACAAGAGCGTGGTGTATTTACTCCAGAATTTACAGAAGCAATGCTTTCAGCAGTTGCTCCAGAAGTTATTAACACTGTTCGTTCTCAGCAACAGCAGTCTTCAGTTGCACCTATCCCACCTGAGCTACAAGCAGCACTAGATGCAGCAAGTGAAGGTGCAGAAGCTGCAGGAATTGCTACAGAGGCTCCCGCAGAAGGGCAAGAGCAGTAATGTCTGATAAGCCAATCGACAATGTAGTTACTTCACTTGTCTCTGCTGGAGATCCTTGCTGGGAAGGCTACAAGCAAGTTGGTATGAAGAAAGGCGAAGACGGAAAAATGGTTCCTAACTGTGTACCTGTTGACGCTTCAGATGATTCAGAGTTTGCAGCAAAGAAAAAGAGAACAATTTCTCAAACTCCTGCTCCTAAGAAGGATCAGATTAAAGGTTCTAGCAAAAACAAAAAGGGATCTGCATCAGGAACTCGTAAAGTTAAGTTTTCTGCAGCAGTAGAGAAGTCTTTAAAAAATAAAGTTGAAACTCATAACGAAAAAGCAGGTAAGGGTCGTCGTGCAACCCTCGGAATGCTTAAAGCTGTCTATCGCAGAGGTGCAGGTGCTTACAGCGTCTCACATCGTCCAGGTATGACACGCAATCAGTGGGCTATGGGTCGTGTAAATGCATTTTTAAGATTGTTGAAGTCTGGAAAGCCATCAAACTCTGCCTACACAACAGATAATGATCTACTGCCTTCTGGTCACCCACGTTCAACAAAGAAATCAAACTCGATTGCAGCTTCAGCAGGTTTGGTTCCTGAAGAGAGCGATTTAGCAGAAGCGCTAATCGAGATTGCAGACAAATATGGAAAGTTCAATGAAGATGCCACAGGAATCTGGGCAGGATACACACCACCAGCAGAAAATGATGTCAAGGGAATCGGAGTCAAGTGCTCTTCATGTGTTCTATACATGGGCAATGGCCAATGCAGAATCATCGACATGGAAGTCGAAGACGAGGGTAAGTGTCGTTTCGCGGTTATTCCAGATGGCGTCGTTGATGTCGGAGTTCTTGAAGGTGAAAAGCTCGGAAACGAAATCCAATCACCACAAGAACTAGCAAAGCTTGCTAGTGAGTGGAAATATGAGCAAGAATTAAATATTGACCTTTTAACTGAAGAGGATTACTCATCCCCAGAAGAGGCGATCCTTGCTATGGCAGAGTATTCAGGTTTTGGTTATGAAGCAGAGCATGCAGTTCGTGCTGCTTGGCTTCGTGGAGTTAGAAATGGAGACAGTCCATTTAAAAGAGCATCATTACTTGCATCTCTTGGCTACGAGAGCCTAGACGCAGACCTTCTTCCAAAAAAGGTAGAAGAAGATGCAGAATAAGATTATTGTAAGCTCTTACAGAGCATATAGCAGTCGTGAACAAGCACGCTTCATTCGTCAAGAAGCAAATCTTTTAATTGAAAAAGCAAATGAATTCTCTACAACAAGCCGTAGAGTAAATCGTCGATCTGCATACAAGGTTCTTGCTCGCTCTCTACAAAAGACTAGAGGGCTACCTTTCTCAATCCGTAAGCATCAAGCACTTACAGAGCTTTCTAATTACATCTCACTTGCTAAGTACAACAAGGTTGTTGGTTTAGAAGCATTTAACACAGACTTGCTCCCAACATCACACCCAAGATCTACTCGTATGAACTCGATGACAGCATCTGCTCTTGCAGAGGCCCAGATGCGTTGGGTATTAGATGATCCACGCATTAAGGATGAAACAGTAAAGAGCCTTTTGGCATCTGCAATGTTTTCTCCTATTGATTCTCCAGAACATAAGTATTCAATGATTCGCCTAGAGAACCTTCCTCAGGGACAAGTTCCAGTTGAAGTTCTTCTAGCTGCTGCAAATCCTTTTGCTGGTAAGAACTCAGCAGCAGCTCGTCGTGCTCGTGAAGCCGTGCAGCTTTCAGACCGCTTTGAGCGCTGGATCAATATGGGAAGATCTTTAGGTAAAAGAGCTACAGATGGTTTCCGTGTCTATGTAAAGAGAAATGATGGGTCAACAAGAAGCCTTTCTGGAGAGCTACTCAACCAGAACATGTTTGATCCCAACCTTGTCGACATTGAAATGGGTAAAGGCAAAGTTGCAACAGTACCTACAAAGCTTGGTGAAGGTCTTGAAGCTTTTATTAAAAGCAAGGACTCAGTTGATGGTTACTCTTCAGTAGAAGCAGAAGTTCCTAACGGAGCTCAGGTGCTTCCAGAAAGCAGCATTGTTATTTCAGATGCCCCAAGTATTTATCGCAAAGATGAGGGTAATAAATATACAGACGATAAATATGACATCGTTAAGTTTGATAATCCTAAGGCTGCACAGACTGCCATCTCTGATGGGCAAAAGAGAGCTGCAGAGCTAGACAAGCCAGAACCAAAACTTCTTAAAAAAGGTGAAGTAGATCCAGATTCTGGTAAGCAGTTCTGGGATATTGAAGAGCCAGTCTACGGAGTTTATCGTCGTGGAAAGAATACACCTCTTGCATTTGCTCAGTCTTGGAAAGATGTTAACAACGAAATCCTTCGTGACGAACCTAATCTTGATGAAGATGAAGGTCGTGAGTACACACGCCCTGAGCCTCAGACAGCAGATGACAATGTCCCACTTCTTGACCAAGCAGACGACATCTTTAAGCCAACAAAAAAGAAAGCTGATAAGAAGAAGAAAAAGGAAGCTTCGTCATTCCCATACGAAGTTCCAGATAGAGCATATGAATTTAATCCAAACGAAGAATACACTCCAGAGTTTGATTTTGATGACCCTGTAACAATTGCAAACGATCAAATGCCAGAAGAGCTAGAAGATGCCCTTCTTACAGCAGTAGAACCTGTTAGCGATACAGAAAAAGCAACAGGATATGCACCAATAAGTTTTACAGATGGTCGTGAGCAAGATGTCCCAGCAGAAGCTATTGCTGCAGCAATTCGTGAGCAGGGTGGAGATGCTGAGATGGCTCTCGCACAGGCTTATGATAAGGTTGCTGGAAATAATAATAACGAGAAGGCTCTCCTTGAATCTAGAGGAGATAAAGAGCCTGTAATTGAAGAAGCTCCAGTTGAAGATGGAGAGATTGAACCTTCACCTTCAGACAAGATTATTGAAGACGAAATTCTAAAGCCTGAAACAAAGAAATCTAAATCTAAAAAACCAATTTCTGAAGAAGAACCTATTGCAGAAATTGTTGATGAAGGTGAAGAAAGGTATGTACCTCCTCTACTTAAAAGTCTTTCAGAAGAAGAATTAGCAGGATACAAAAAAGATGGCGACTATCGACCATTCTTACCAAAGAACGCAGATTTGGATACACCTGAAGGACTCTATAAGTTAGATCCAAACCCTGTTGATCCTGCAGAAAATTTAATCCCTAAAGCAGTTGAGTCAGAATATCCTTTCTATAACCCTGTAAATCTTGCAAACGATAATACAACAAAAGATTTAACTTCTAAGTTAGAGGATGCAATTAGAGGAACTGGACCTCAAGGACCAGGGTTTGGCGAACTTGATATATCTGATCCTAACTTAGAGACATCAGGAGCCCCTGTTTCAGCAGAAGCATACAGATGCAATTATTGAAAAGATTAATAAGAAGGCTGGAAAAGCAAAAGCAAAAATAAAGCCTCCAGTTTCCGAAGAACCAGAAGTAGAGCCAGATACAAAAGAAGAAGAAGTAAAACCTAAAAAGGCAGTTACTTACAAGCGTTCAGGCAACCGCACTCTTCTTCGTGCTGGTGCTGGTGGAGCTTTCAAGGATAAGGAAATTGCTGACTTCCTTGATGAGAATGGTTTCGAGTGGACTGGCACCATTGAAAGAGATGGAAAAACTCTTCCAGTTAACTCAGAATCTGCTACACAGACTGATGAAGAGTTTAAGGCTTTTGCTCGTGAACTTCGTGATCGTTTTGGTATAGACCTACAACCTCGTCCTGCAACTGCAAAGTCTCCTGCCCAAGAGCCAATTGACTTTGACGCACCAGCTGCAGAAACAGAAACTCCTAAACCTGAAGAAGAAGTAGTTGCACCAAAAACACCAAATCTTTCACCTGAATTTCTTAAAGGTCTTCTCAAAGCAGTTATGGAGAATGATCTTAGTGGTCAAAGAATCCCACGCAGCATGTTGACTAAAGAAGAACGAGAGTTCTTTGATTCTTTAGGTTTTAAAGAAGACGGCACTCCTACAAACATCAATGAACGAGAAGACATCGTTAGAGAAATGATGGATAAGTTAGGTGTTGAACCTGATGAGTTTGAAGAAGCTCCTAAGTACATCAAAAAGCGTCCACAGGATCTTAAGCCTGGTGATGAAGTTTATATTCCTGGCGTTGGCTGGAGAATAGTAACTTCTGTATCAGAAAGAAAATTTGACGATAAAGATCAACCATCTATTTGGACAGTTGAATATACAGATGGTAATCCGTATTATCCAAAAACTGGTAAATGGAAGACCAGAAAAGATTGGTTAAATGATGACGGTACTGAAGTTGACCAAACACTATTCACTCGTGATCCACTAGGTATACCTGGCGACGAGACTCCTACAAGTCAGCAGGTAGTAATACAGACCGAGGCTCCTGAAGGAGTCGATAAGCCAAAGGCAGAGACTGAAGAAGAAACCCCTACTCCAGAACCAACCCCACGAGTAATACGAGATCAAATTGCTGGCGTGCCAGATGAAATTGATTTACTACCTGCTGGAACTAGAGCTATCAGTAAAGATCTTAAGGGTAGAAAACAAGTTTGGATTAAACAAGAAGATGGTTCATGGGTAAACATTAAAACTGGAGAGATTGTAGATAAGCTACCTACTCCTGTACAAAAGTACGGTGGAGAGTGGTGGAACGACTATGAATTTACTCGCCCTGAAAACCTTGGTGGAGAAGAAGTCGCTGACGATGATGACTCAGATTTAGTTGATGAAGTAATTATCGATAGCGTACTGGACGAAGAAAAACCTGCACCTACTGTTGATGACTTTATTGACAGAGTTCAACAAAGAAGAAAACTTACAAGAGCAGAGAGAAAAGCTCTAAAGAAAGAAAAGAAGCATCGTCAACAGATGCTCATTAAGATTATCGACTCTAACTTTGGTCCTGGATCTTTTGACTTAGACTTTGCAGAGCGCAGAGCTGTTAAGGCTATGCTCTTCGATCTAGATAGTATGACAACAGAAGAGCTAGAAGATATTAGCCGTGCAGTTAACGCTGAGCTTGGTTGGGAATTTATTAAGAACCTTCCAGACAAGCCAGAAGAACCAGAGCAAGAGGTAGTTGTTACTGCACCTGAAGAAACACCTCAGGAAGAGCCAGCTCCTGCTGCTGAAGAAGTTCTTCCTACAGAAGAAGAAGTAGCTGAAGCTGAAAGACAACGCAAGCTCAAAGAAATTCGTGCAAAGAAAAAGAGAGAACGTGAAGACAAGCTTATAGAGGAAGCTGAAAAGGAAGAAAAAGAAAAGTCTGAAAAGGAAAAGCCTACAGATCTTTCTGGAGATAAGAAGAAGGTTCTTAAAGAGCTTGTAGCAGAGCGTCGCAAGATTCAAGATGCAATTGATGAGGCAGATCTTTCTGATGAAGTAAAGCCAGAAGAAAAGAAGGCTCTCAAGGATGCGTTAGATGAATTAACTAGTCGTATTGATGAAATAGTTCTTTCTACACCAGATGAAGCTCCAAAGCCTGAACCAACAAAAGACTCTACTCCTGCACAGCAAGCACCTAAGCTTCTAAAAGGTGTAACTACAGACCAGCTAAAGCCTGGCGACGTTCTTGTAGACGGCCACTTCACAATTACCAAGGTTGAGCGTGAAGGCACAAAGAAGGTAAATGTAGGTGGACAAACTCAAGAAATTCCTGCGTACAGAATCACTGGTTATTATCCAAACTCTGTTGAGCAGTCAAGCAAGCTTTGGTCAGAGAATTACGCAACAGATCTATATCGTGGAGCAACTCCTCCAGCAAAGGGAGATCTTCCAGAACTAAATCAGCCAAAGGCAGAAGATTATGGTTCAGAATATGCATTCCCTAATCAGAGAAAAGTTAGATTTAAGGATAGAACTCTTTACGCACCTAAGAACGCAGAGCTAGAAGCTCAGTTCTTAGAGGATTATGCAAAGTATGACGAAGAGCGTATTCGCAGACAGAATATGTGGGAAGCACCTAAGACTTCACCAGAAGCTCCTTCAAACCCTGTATACGCTACAAACATTCCTGCATCTGAAATTCAAGTTGGAGATATTGCATTTAGATTTAATAAATTTGGAGCAAGAGAATTCTTTACAGTAACTAAGGTTGTAGGAACTGTAGACGGCGTCACAACTATCGAAGGTCACTATGTAGGTCACCAGACACAAACTAAGGAATGGCGTTCTGGTACATCTATTGATGTAATTCGTGGAGAAACAAATCTTCCACAGGCTGGAGATAAAGAGCCTCTAGATAGACCAGACAAATCTCTTCCTAACTACGGACAGCTTGAGAAAGAGCGTCAAGCAAAGATTGCCCTAGCCGATCAAGGCTACAAGTTTAATGCCGAGTCTCCAATGTCTAAGGTATCAAAGCCAAAGCTACCTCCATTCTATGGTTTTGTAGAGCTACTTCTAGACAACGATGCCGACGGAGCTTCTATCCAAAAAGCTTTAGATGAAAAGGGATTCATCGTCTTTGATTTTGAAACCTTAGGAAACGATGTACAGAATGTATTAAACCCAGATGCTCCTATCCAAGCTGCAGCAGTTAAGTATGTTGATGGCAAGAAAGTAGATGAGCTTAATATTTACATCAATCCTGGACAGCCTCTAGGTAGTTATTACTATGAAACTGATGAATCTGGTAATAGAGTTCTTAAAGCTAATCGCATGCTTGATGCTGAAGGAAACCCTATAACAGACGAGTGGTTAGCTACACAACCTGATCTTAAGGAACAACTACAAAAGCTTGTAGATTTCTTTGGGGATAAGCCAATTCTTGTTGGTCAAAATGTTGATTTTGATATAAATGTTCTTCAACGCTGGGCTCAAAAGTTAGACATAGATTTCAAACTAACCTCTGCTGTTGATACTTTAGGAATTGCAAAGATTCTACAAAATATTGAACGTTCTACAGTTGAGTTCCCTGAAAATCCAAAAGAAGGAGATCAAGCCTTTTCTTCTGCAGGAAATCCTTGGACATGGACTCTAGATAAAAATGGAAAGGGAAGATGGGCAGCCCCTTCTAACGCTCTTAACCAACTAGCAAAGCGTTTAGGAATAGAAGTTAACTCTTCTGGTTTCCATAATGCATTATTTGATGTAGAAGTTACAGAAAAGGTATTAAGAAAGCTTCTTGAAAATGTTAAGGCTGGAGATCTACCTATTGGCGGAACTGTAGCTTACGCAAACGAATTTAAGAAGTGGATGGAGTCTCTAGCCAGCCAGAAGCAAGTAAAGACTAAGAGAGAAGCAGATAAGATTGCTTCAGACATAGTTGATGGAAAATCTGAAGGTACAGACCTTGATTCAATAATTGAAGACATTAAATCTGTCGAAGAAGAGAACGTTACTATTGTTGATGGTGAAGAGTCTGCAGACGAACCTAAAGTTTACATTTCCCCTCTATATAACGACACAATTAACGAAGACTGGGTAAAAGATCCAGAAAATACAGACTTTATTCCTAATCCAAGAGTTAAAGATCTAAAGATTGGCGACTTTATTTTTGGCTCTGTTGGAGAGCTTTTAGAAGTTATTAAGTTTGAAGACGATGAAGCACGTCCATCAGATTTTGTAAGAGTAATAAGAGTAAATCTAAATAACGGTCAGACTCTTTCAGAAAGACAGACACCAAGAGAAGATGGTGGCACTGGCTGGTTCTTGAACAAGAAACTAGAAGGCGGAGCTTATCGTAGAAAAGATAATGCTGATAAGAGTAATGCTCAGATAGAAACAGAAACAATAGAGGCTATTGAAGATGTTGAGCCTGTACTCATTCCTGAAGAGAAGCCAGTTAAAGGCGAGGAAGTAACTCCAGAGCAAGCCGAGACAGTTGTAAATGATGCAATTGATGTAATCACAACTTCTAAGCCAGACTCATCTATTGAAGAAGCTGTAAAGGGTCTTAACGTAGATGAAACTGTAAAAGAGCAGGTAATAGCTGAGCCTGAAGCACCTGCATCTGATTTAATCGTCGGCGGTTCTCCATTCCACATTTCTGCAGACGGAGTAACTCCAGTCAAGCCAGGAGATAAAGTTATTCACGCTAAGACCAAGCGTGTTGGCTTTGTAAGCGTTCTTCTCGATAAGTACAATAAAAAGTACACAAACTATGTGAAGGTTAGATATGAAGATACAGGAGAAAGAGAGCCTGTAGCTTCTAAGAATCTTTCAATTATCTACTCTGCACCAGAAGCTGGGTCAATTAGCAAACCAGTAGTAGATGACAAATCAGTAGCAGAGATTGCTCAAAAGATTAGAGATCTTCGCACAGACTCTTCTGTTGAGTATGAATTGACTCCAGAAGAGCTTGCACAGAAAATTGCAGACGCTCAGTTAGCTCGTGAGGCACAGTCTAAGGAAGTTAATTTTGTAAAGACATCTGAAAATGTCGTCAACAAACTTAAAGAAAACCTTCCAGTAGTAGGTGGAACACTTAATTCCGTTCCAAGTCTTAAAACTGGAGAACTATTTGATGTAAATTTTGCATTCGATAAGCCTACCGTTAAAGAGCTAGAAAAATCTTCAAAAGAATTAAACATAGATTCTGAAGATGATTTAATTGTATTTAGAGCAGGTAAAGACGGTAAGTTCTTAAGAAATCAACCTATTGCAACCATCAAACCAGATGGATCGATTATCTGGAAGAGAGAAGAAGATAAAACTCAGTTCTCTCTAGATGTTCAGAAAGTTCTACAGAGCTTTGAAAATCCAGTAACGAACATCAGCGCAATGATTGTTGTTCAGGAGCCAGAAGACAATGAAGGAACAGATGAAGACAACTATGGAAATGGAACTCTTCTAGGCGAATCAGAAAGCTCTTTTGACTATAACAATATTTCTAAGTTCCCTCCAACAAAAGAACAACGCAGCATTGTTGACGCAATTATGACTGGAAAAGATGTTGTAGTTCAAGCTCTTGCTGGAACTGGAAAGACATCTACTTTAGTTCTAGCAGCAAAGAGAATTTTGGCTGAAAGACCAAAGAGCAATCTTCTTTATATCGTGTTTAATAAGGAAACGGCAGAAGAAGCTCAAGGCAGAATGCCAGAAAACGTAGACTCTAGAACTATGGACAACATTGTCTACTCCATGCTTCCTTCTGACTATAAAGATAGAAATAAACTTAACGATAAGCCTAAAATTGGTGAAAGATCTCTTATTGATTTCACAGACAATGTAAATCTATTTGACTACTACAAATTTGAACCAATCACTGTAATGATTAGAGGAACAGAAACCACTCTAGGAAGAAACGAACTTGTACAAGAGTTGAGAGAGGTTATTAATAGATTTGCAATATCTGGAGACGAAACTTTAACTGAGAAGCACTTCAAAAAGCCAGCTCCATTCTTTGACACAGTTCCAAAGGTTTTGTTGGATTATGCACAAAGAATGTGGACAGATGTAAGCACTACAGAAGGATGGGATCCTACATCTAAAAAGCTATCTCGAATCGACTACTCCGACATGCTTAAAGCATGGGCACTTACAAATCCTCAATTTGCAGACGGGCTAAATTCTGGATCAACTAGTACGAAGCCATTCAAGGGAAGAAAGAATGACCTGTTCTTCTTTGATGAAGCACAGGACATGAACCCAGTAATTGTTAAGCTTCTAGCTAACCAAAAGGGTATTCAAAGAGTATATGTTGGAGATAGTAATCAAGCTATCTATGCATTCCGTGGAGCTGTTGACGAACTTAATAATATTAGAGATGCAGTAGAACTTTACCTAACTCAAACTTTCCGTTTTGGCGACATACTTGCTGGAATAGGAAACAGGTTCTTGACAACTCTTGGATCTAAGAAAAAGATTGTTGGCAAGCCAGGCGAAGATGATGGCGAAATTGTCGATAATATGCAAGACCCAGATGCAATTATTGCAAGAACAAATGGCGGAGTTATTGACGCTGTATTTGACATGCTTGCTAAAGGTAAGAATCCTGGACTTAACTTAGAAACGTATTACAAAGCTTTATCATATGCAAGATCAGCTCAGTGGTTGATGGCTGCTAACAAGGGAACACCTGCATATAAAAAGCCAAAGATCCATGAAGATTTAGCTGGATTTAATAACTGGAATGAAGTATTAAAGGCAGTACAAGACGGTAAGTCTGTTGGCGGTGCCATGTACATGGTTCGTCTACTTAGAGACAGAAGAATGTCTGTAAAAGATTTAGTAGATAAGCTCAACAGTATCACTCCAATTCGTGGAACTGGATTTAGAACAGACGAGTATGTCCCACTTGGAATGGATGCCGTTAAGGTAGGCACCACAGGCAAACTAGGTAAAGGCAAGCTCAATTCTGGCTACCTTGGAGACCTAACTTACACTGTAAAAGACGGCTTCATCGAGTTTGAAAATGCAAAGTCATATCAAGATTTTCTTCTAAAAGAAGTAACCTATGTTGATAGAGAGTACACAAAGAAAGATGGAACACTGGGAACATACAAAGTTCCAGCTGTAGCTTTCCAAAAAGGTCAAGAAGAAGAGATGCTCACTCTAATTAATGATGTTAGAAGATGGGTACAAAACTACGCTCCAAGAATCCCTATTGATTCTGAAGTAATCACTGCACACAAGTCAAAGGGCAAAGAATGGGACCGTGTTCTTCTTTGGGATGACTTTAAAGAACCTGAAATCAATGATGAAGGAGAGATGGAGCTTCCAAGCCCAGAAGAACGTAGAATTTCTTATGTTGCAGCTACTCGTGCAAAGAAAGCTATAGACATAGGAGACAGCTTAAAGTGGGTCTATGACGTTACATCGGAAGAGGATGAAAAGGCAGAGTTAACTGAAGTTGAAAAACTTCTAGGTATGACAGTAAACCCAGATCCAGATCCTGTAACTCCTGAGGAAATTGGCACTGAAGTTGTCAAGGCTAGAAAGATTACTGACCAGAAAACTTTAGAAGTAGCTAACAGACTTATTGATCTTATGAAGCAAGGAGTTGTCCCTTGGACTAAGGGATGGTCTGGTGGAGGCTTCCTTCCAACAAATGCAAAATCAAACAAGGCTTATCAAGGAACTAACACGCTAGCTCTTTGGGCAGCAATGCATTTAAATGATTGGACAGACCCTAGATTCTTAACCTTTAACCAAGGTAAAGCTTTAGGTGGTTATGTTCGAAAAGGCGAAACTGGAACAAAGATTCTAAAGCCTAACGTTGTTACTAAAGAAGTAAAGCAGCCAGATGGAAGTATTAAAAAAGAAGGCTACATTTACTTTACTGAAATCTCAGTCTTTAACGTTTCTCAGTTTGAGAAACTAGATCTTCCACCTCTAGTAAAGAAAGACCCAGTTCCTGTACTAGATATTGAAACTAAAATACTAGAGTCATACAAAGACCATCCAGAAATTATTTACAGGCCTCAGGATGGAGCTTTCTATCGTCCTTCCGAGGATAAAATTTACTTACCTTTAAGAGAGCAATTTGATACTAGTCAAACCTTTATTGAAACTCTTTTCCACGAACTAGGTCACAGTACAGGACATATTTCACGTTTAGGTAAAGAAGGAAAGCGCAAAGATCTTCAAGATAATTATGGAGATCACAGAGCAAGCCGCGGTGAAGAAGAGCTTATTGCAGAAATTACTGTCGCTCTTATTGCTGCAGAGTTTGGTGTAGAGATTGACTGGGGCAACACAGCTTCATATGCACAAGGCTGGTTGAAGCCTCTTCAGGATGACCCAGGAATGATTATTGTTGCTGCAAAGCAAGCTCAAGATGCAGTTAACTGGATGCTAGGTATAAAGCCAGGAGATAACGATAATCAAGAAACTCCACAAGCTGGTGAAGGTGTTGGTAGCGAAGGTCAAACTGGAGAGCAAATTGCTGAGCAAGCTCCTACAACTCCAGAAGTAACTCCTGAACCAAATGTTGGTGAGCAGGGGCAGACTGGAGAAGAGATTGCTTCAAAAGCTCCAAAAAATAAAAATACATCTGTAGAATCTACAAAAATTACTATTGATGGTGAAGAATACGATTTGTGGGACGACATCACATATGATCGTACTTCAGATGAAGGATCAAGTAATGCTCCACTAGAACAAGCACACGGGATATTTGCTTCAAGAATTCTAGATGGACAAGAACTAATAAAAGATAGAAATGAAATCGGTAAATACATTTCTGATACATTAAAAAAGTATGGATATGGAAACAAACTATTCTACTTAGCTGGAGGTTCTGTAGCTGATGAAATGCTTGGACAAGACCCTAGAAAGGGTGGTTCAGGTGTCGAAGCTGGTGTAGGTCTTGCAAATAGCGCAGCATTTGCAGATGGAGATCCTTTAAAGGGCGTTGAATTCCCTGTAGTTCTAGTTAGGAAGAGAGGAATTTCTAAGATAGCTTTGCTACACGAAATTGCTCACCTTATGGAAGCTGGATGGAAGTCCAATACTGGAGGAGGCCATAATAATAATTGGCATCAAACCTTCTTAACACTTCTACGACAAGAGGGTTTCCAAAAAGAAGCTAATCTATTAGGATTAGCTATTGGAGAAATGAAAGGAGAGACAGGTGTTATCAATCCCTGAAGATATGGAAAAGGCTATTATGCCAAAAATTTTATCTGATACTCCAGAGTCGTTTCCAGCGCAAGAGATTTCTGAGGAAGATTCTGAAGATAAGGATAATGTATAATGAGTCTTAAAGATAAAGAGCTATACACCGAAACAGTGGTTGCCGCATATAAAAGACTCATGGATATTGTTTTCTATGATGCTGCAGCGGACACTGACGATGAACCTGAAAAGGAAGAGGATAAATGAAAACCGTAGTGGTTAAGTCCTATCCTGAAGAAGGTATGGCTCTTGCATATCTAAAAGGCGATGACATTGTAAAACAATGTGTTTTTTATAGTGAAAAATTTGGAATTCGTACTCTTATAGATGGTAAGTGGCGTTCATATGCAGAAGGCGATGTAAGTCTTGATGGAAAGTCTTTTATTTACATAGAGCCAGCTGACTATAAAGTTGTTCGTGAGATGTTTGAAAAAGCAACAGCTGCTGGTAAATATCTTACATATAAAGATGTAGAAAAATATAGAGTTGACTATAAATTAAAGAAAGCTATTACTGCTGCTGTAGAGACATCTGAAGGATGTCCTCCTGCAACCCAAGATATCGGTACTAACCTTGATAATCGTAAGAACGCTATTGACACCGCTATGTATGGACCTCTTAACCCTCTAGAGCCTAACGATGAGTATTGGGAAGCGATTGCTGACGAATGGTCAGTAGATAAAGAGACTGCAAAGAAGCAACTTTGTGGCAATTGTGCTGTATTTATTCAGACTCCAAAGATGCTTGATTGCATAGCTTCTGGGCTTGGCAATGAAGAAGGAAATGATGCTTGGGGCTCAATCGAGGCTGGAGATTTAGGGTATTGTGAAGCATTCGACTTTAAATGCGCTGCATCCCGCACATGTCGTGCATGGGTCGCTGGTGGACCAGTAACAGAGGAGAGCAAGTAATGGACTATATTGGCCGTAATGGGTCTAAGGTACTTTTTGTCTCTGAAACTCTAGGCACAGTCGTAGACGAATTTCAAAATGTTGTTCTTGAGTTAGATCTTAAAGAGCCTTTGATTGCAGCTACCTACTGGGACAGTGAATCCGATAGACCTACTGGAACTGCAGTAGAGCTTGCAGCAGCAGCTCTTACAGATTTAGATATTAAAGTTTTTTCAAACAATGATCGTATGTACACAATTCCAGACTCAGTAGTTGCTGAAGCAAAGCGTGGTCTAGAGTGGCGCAAGGAAGAAAACCGTGGCGGTACATCTGTAGGTCTTAACACTGCCCGCACACTTGCTCGTGGCGGACAAATCGGTATCAAAAAACTTCGACATATTGCAAAATATTTTCCACGTCACGAAGTAGATAAAAAAGGAACTGGTTACAAGCCAGGACAAAAAAATTATCCATCAAATGGCCGAATTGCGTGGGCTCTTTGGGGTGGAGATGCTGCTCGTTCATGGGCGTCTGCAATAGTAGAACGTGAAAATAAAAAAGCTAAGTCAAATTCAATCATTGCTGGTGGTCTAGATCCTATGGATTATGAGATGCCAAAGAGAGTTAACTACGATTCTTTTATTGTTTCAAAGACGATGCCTGAGGACAATGTTATTGAATTCTTTGCTCGCATTCGTTTAGATGGATCTGGTATTGATCGACTTTATAGAATTGAGCCAGCTGGTCACATCTATGTCTGGGACGATGGTGACTGGGATGACATGGGTATGCCAGACGCTGACATGTCTATGTACGACAAAGTTCTTGATGACCCTAATGATGGAACTCCTTGCGGACATGTTCCAGTAGACACAGAAACTGCACTTTTTATTGCAGCACTTCTTGACAACGAACCTTTTATTGCACATAAGGTAGATAAGATTTATCCAGAAGAAAGCAAGATGTATGAAGAAGCATCACCCGATCTTGATTGGGAATTGTTAGATGATGTAGCTCTTCAAGATGAGATGTCTGACTCTTGGGATTTCTTTGACGACAGCCTTACTGCTGCTGGAGAAGGTGCAACATCAGGTAAAGGTGACGGAATTGATACTCCTGCAGATAAAGCAGCACGAGCAAATGTTCAATTGCGGGATAAATCAGGAAAATTTGCAAAGATGGGTGGACGTGTAGTAATTGGTGGTAATGCAAAATACCAAGGAAATATTCGTTCGATGGATGCAGCTACACAGACTGTTAAGGTAGAGCTTAATAACGGAAATACAGTAGATGTTCCTGCAACAATGACAGAACCTTTAGAGTCATACACTCCAATCCCTACTGCTGTTGCAGAAGGGGAGTTAGATACTTCTGGAATTCTTGGTGAGCCTCGTACTCCTATGGATTCTCCTGTTCGTATGCCAGGAACTCTTCCTCCACTTAATGCAGCAAATCTTAATTTAATGCTTACAAATTACCCTCAGTGGGTATCAGAGCAAAGACTTTCGCCAGATGTTTCTCCAGTATCTTCTAATCAACCTTCTGGTTCAGGAACTGGAACAACACCTAGCCAACCAAAAGCACCAGCTAGATCTGAAAACCCTTTAGCAAAGTATTATCCTCAACTGAAGAGTGGCGCAGAGATGAAAGCAGTCAATGCCTACAATGTTGCAAATCTTAAGGATTGGTTAGCTGGAGATAAAACTGGAAGAAGAACAGCTCCTCCATTTATGGATCCAGCTAAGAATAAAAAATATGTTGAAGAAAAAGGAATTGACAGTCCTTGGTTAGATTCTAAAGGAAGAGCTTTAAAAGCTTCTGCAGAAGATAAGATGCTAACTCCAGAGACTTCAGATGTTGCAATTATTCATATGGCAATTGTTTCACCAGATGATCCTCAAGCAGTTATGGATTTAGTAGCCCTACACCCAGCTACAAAGAACACAATTGAGCCTACTACTTATAGTAGAAAAAAGGGCCAATGGGTACATGACCCACAAGTTTTGATGGACCTTAAGAGTGCTACTCCACCTCCAGTTATTGTTTTAGATGACGCAACTTTGCTTGATGTTATAGAACAAATTGACAATAAAGCAATCACTGCCGCTGGTGGTTTAGATCGTAACCGTGGACAAGCAGAGAAGCTTCGTCGTTATTGGACCTATGGCAAGGGTGCAGCCAAGATTCGTTGGAAGACTCCAGGAGATTGGACTCGCTGCTACAAGCAACTTGCAAAGTACATGGGTCCTCGTGCTAAGGGCTACTGCGCTCTTCGTCACAAAGAGATGAATGGCTACTGGCCAGGAGATAAGAAGAACCAAGAAATGGGTTCTTTTAATGTCAATACTTTGCGTGATTATGATGAACTTCTGAGCACTTTTGCTATGCGTGCTAAAGCAGCGGACGCTAGAGCCAGAGTTATGACTGCTGGTGGAGATATAGAAAGTCAAGACGGATCAGAGTTCTTCATCCCCCTTGTTATCCCTGAAGAAGTCGAGTCTGGAGATGGAAGAATTATTAACAAGGGAGCTCTTTCTGTAAGAGAACTTCCGCTTCCACTTTTATGGCAAATTCAAACGGGAGAAGGCCATAATGGTTCTGTCGTAGTAGGCAAAATTGTTGAAATGGATCGCACGGACGGTGGTATTGGAAATGCCCGTGGTTATTTTGATAAGGGTTCATATGGACAAGAAGCTGAACGATTAGTTCGTGGTGGTTTCATTCGTGGAGTTTCGGCAGATCTCGATCAATTTGAGGGTGACGAAGAAGTGCAAGAGGTCAAAGAAGGCTCTGACACTAAGGTAGAAAGCGGTAAAATAAAGATCAAGAAAGCACGAGTCATGGCTGTGACTTTGGTGCCGAAGCCAGCTTTCCAAGAATGCTCAATTCAACTCGCCGATGAGCTCGGCGGA